TCATCCGATCCTCCTCTTCAATATCGTCAATACCGGCCCTCGCGAGTCAGTTGTTGATACCATATTTGCAGCCTCAATCAGTTTGCCAAGCTCAGCGCCTGAGTAATGGCTTGTGATGCTGCCGTTCTTATGCCCAAGCAGTGCCTTGCGATCTTCCTCGGTTACGCCAGCTGCACGCAGACGTCGGCCGAACGTGTGTTTGAGATCGTGAACCCTGATTGATGCATATCCAGGTTGAGCAGGGCGAAGGTTTCTCTCCTGCCAGAGTTTCGCCGCCCTCAACCGCGCCTTTTTCCATGCCGAATCGTTCATGCGGTGCATTGCCGTGCCGCTGTAAGGGAACACCCATTCCTTGCTCAGTCCTCGCTGCTGGTTGATCACTGACCTGGCCACCGAGTTGAGCACCACCAGGCGCTCGTCGCCGTTCTTCACTCCGGATCGCTCGGTCCGCCCCCCAAAATCGGAAGGGATCAGAAATACGCTGGTCCCAAGCTCCGGAACCTGAATCTCCCAATCCCACCTCAATTTGCAAACCTCTTGCTCCCGGGTGCCCGTGTTCACTTTGAACAACGCCATTTTTTGCAAGTGCGTGGGCAATTCCCCGAACAGGATCGACTGCTCTTCCCAGGTCATGGGGTAGGGCAGCCTTACCTTTTTCTTCAGGTCGAGCTTTGTCAGCATTGGCACTGAGTCGAGCCACGGCCTGCGCTCCTCATCCCTCCACTTGCGAGCACACAATGAAAGGATCCTGATGACACGCTCAATCGACATATTCACGGTGCGCGGTGCCACCGGCTTCAGTTGCTTGCCTGATGGCAAAACCATCCCGCTCAGTCGATCCGCGACAAACTCCTCCAGAGCCTGATCGTCGATGTGTGTCAACGGCAGGTCCTTTAGGTATGGATGGAGGTGAGTCAGGTGATGCGCTGATAGCTTGATTGATGGCTGATCCTTGTACTCAATCAAAAAACGGGTTGCTGCCTCTTCCCAAGTGCGAGTTCGGCGAACACCGTACACCCGCTCTTGGCGAAGCCGCTCGAGCATGTGAATCAGGTACTGCTCGGCTTCTTGCCGGTTACCAGTGCCAGTGCTCTCTCGAATTCGCTCCCCCCTGTAGACTTTGTCAATTTGCCAGATGCCACCTTTCTCGTAGAGGCCGGTGATTGTCTTTCGCGCCATACCGTGTCTCCTCGGCGCTCGCTGCGGGGCCGATTGTTATCCTGATTGGCTGCCTTTTCAATCGCCTTGCTCTCGACGTAGGCATCCGCCCACGCATCCAGCTCCAGTCGATCAAAGCCGACGCCTTGTTTTCCAATGGGAAATTCCCGAACGTTTGGGCGCACGGTCTTGTTGAATTCGTCACGACACATGCCCAGATAGCCGTAGGCATCACCTGCCCGGATGAACCGGGGCAGGATTTGCGCTACCTGGGCGCCAGATTTGTTTGCCATAGAGGTCTGCTCCGGGCCGCGCTGGGCGGCGGAATGGGTTATTGAGGCGATTTGCTCAGCACTGCATCAGCCACCTTCATGGCCGCCTGCGCATTGTTGACGTAGGCGGGGTCGAAGCCGCCGCAAAGGTGGATGGTCGCTTGGCATGCCCGCAGGTTTTCGCGGTTGAGTTTGAGTGCTGCGATCAACTCTTCACGTAGCTCAGCCTCTGCGCGACCAAGGTCATAGAAGCGCTGGCCCCAGTGGCCGGTAGGTGGTGCGTTTGTGCCTTGAAAACCAAACCCCATCGCGCCGACTGCAGCGTCCAGAAGATCGCGCTTATAAGCGTTATCGCCGTCGATGCTCAGCCCTCGGCGACGCAGAGTGCTGACGACCTCATCGTCGTTCAAGCCGTTATCCTTGAGCACGATGTCTTCCTCAGGCTTGCCTGGGGTGTAGATGACCAGTGCTATCTTTGCGCCGGGCAGGCAGTGCTCGCCGATCCGCAACAGTGCGTCATTTGCGATTTCGTGGAAGCGTTGAAGAATTGCTGACATGAGAGATCTCCGCCCGCCGATCACCGGCAGGCTGTAAATGGGAAGGGGATATCCGGCAAGTGCTACCAATCACTGCTATGGTCCACGCAGCCAGCAGGAGCTGGGTTAGCACCAAGGAGATGCATGGTCATGGAATGCACCACAACCACGAACGAGGTTTACGGGCCGTATAACGCCAAGCTGGGTCAACGCGGCGCTGACGGCAACATATGGTCGGGCAGGACCCTCATTTTCAGAATCATCGATGACCGGGTCTACTCAATGCACGAGCAGTACCTGGGCCGGCTCAAGTACGGCATGGCGATGACTGACAGGGGAGAGCTGATTTTTACGATCATGTAGAGCGACCGCTCGTCAGAGCCTGAGCACGATTAAGGAGGTGGCTAGTCGACTGATCGCCGATAATTAAAATGGATTTTTATGAACACCAATTATTTCGATACAACCAACGCACATGATTTGGTGGGTGAGCTCGACAAGGCCACTGAGCTAATGATGGCCCTGCATGTGGGGCAAGTTGGTGGTGAGCAGTGGAGGAATGCATGCTCGCGTCAGCAAATCGCCTTTCGGGAATGGCGTCAATATCTCTACCGGAAGGCTGATGAGAAACCGCCCGCGCGTTTGCTCAGCATTGGCTAACGTCGTTGACGCAGGCTTATTCTAACGATTGGCAGCCTGTCAGGCCGTCACTGGCTTGAACTCGACTACCCAGACCCACGGGTTGGCATTCCAGTCGCTGCCGACGGATGTCCAGAGGAGCTCGAACGATTTGCGCGGGTCAGCGCTGTAGGTTTCGATCCCATCGACGTGCCACCACTTACCGAGTTCGGCATGATCGGTGTAAAGCTGTACGCCTTCGGCTCTGGCCTGATCCTCGCTGATATCCTGCAACCGCTCGACGCGCACGGCTGTAATTTCCAGCAGGATGCGGCTTGCCCAGCGCGGCATGTGGATGCTTGGAGTCCAGCCTGCGTATCCGCTTTCTGCAGGGCTTTTCATGCCGTGATCATGGTCAGGCTGCAACGTTCGGTACGGGTGATGATGGCTGTGGTAGATCTTCGGATACGGGCCATCAGCGCGATAAATTGTTTGGTACGTCACGCCAGGCGGGCCAGGTATGCCGGCACGGCCTTGCTGCGTGTAACGGCCGTCAGCTACCTGAACTGGATGAACGTCTTGCCAGCTTTCGCGCACCCATAGCCGGTCGCCGACCTTGCCGTATGGACATAGGTCGGCGTTGCCAGGCAGTGCCAGAAAGGCAGGATCGAAACCGGCAGCCAGACAATCCAGCGCGGCTGGCTTCTTCACCTCGCGCCGCGTGACCGTCTTCCGGCCGTCCAGGATGGCGCGCACCATCGGCGCGCTGAACAGGATCGGTCGTTCCTTGGCCTGGGTCATGGCGTCACCAGCCGCCGCGCCCACCAGCAGACTGGGCCGTCGTCGGTGTCATGAATTGACAGACAGAACCAGTCTTCGCCGTCCGGGCGATCCGGCTCCCAGTAACTGCAATCAGCGTCTCCCGCTTCGAAGTATCGATCAGCAACAGCTTGGTCGCTTGCATACTCAAGTTCGACCTTGCGCACCTCAAGAGCTTGCTCAGCCACCCACCCTTTGCATTTTTCGCCGTCGCCCTCGTCGAAGTCCGGCATATCCGGGTGTTCAAAGAAGCCGTTTTCGTCACGAATGACCGGCGCTGGCTGGATAAATGCGATCTTTTGTTCGGGCATGACTTCGTCCTTGCCGCACACGCGGCTGACATTGAGTTAATTGAGAAGGGGTGGAGTTGTTCGACGTGTCCCGATTAGGCGTTGTCCAGCTGTGTCGTCTGGTAATACGTGCATGTCGTGACTTTCGACTCTCGTTAGTTTCCCTATTTGTGAAGGGGATATGTATTAGTTTATGAAAGATGCATAATCGCGCCCTTAACCATCGGGGCTGCATAATGAGAATGAGAGGCCAGGTGTTTTGGGAATGGGCGAACCCGCTCCTTCATTCCCGATTTAGCGACTTCCGGTTGCAGGATCAAGGCTCGATAAACGTTCAAGTGAGGACGTCCAGCACTGGCTCAGTGGAGCTCTTCATAGGGATTTATTCCCAGACTGGAGCAATGCTTTTCGAGGAGTCTTTCGACTCTCGTCCGGGCCAGACAATGACTCAGGCATCAGGTTGGGGGATGGAAAGGGCCAAAGCGTGGCTTGAGCGCCACGTCGCCGCGTCTTCGTCAGTCGGAAAAACGATTCCTTACGGAAATAAAGATCCTTGATTAGCCTCAATCGTACCGCCGGTGGAATTATTGGGCTTGCAAGAAGTCTGTTTGTTTAGATGCGTACGAGAAGACCGGAATTCCTGGTCAGGCGCATTGCTGGTCAAAACGCATGCGCGATTCCGAAGAGTATAGATTCAAATGTCACGAACTTCTGCTCCAAGTCGATGCAACGACTGCAACGCTAATGATGATGGTAGTTGCAAAGGATGTCTGCGGAACCCGTTGGGATGATGCTGTAGGTGTTCAGCTTCGAGCCTTTGAAGCCTGGACCAGTTATATTCATGCTCCGCAGGGCTGATGCATCACTCATGATCTTTCCCCTGTGTATTCACGCCAAGCGACCTTCACGCCGTTGACCAGAAAGCCCCAGTCGCCTTTCCAGCGGCTGGTGATGAAGAGCGTGTACACGCCGCCGGGTGACACTTCGTCGATGCGGTGGTATTCGCCGTGCTTAAGCTGGGCGGTGGAGCCCGGTCTGCGCTTGATGTACTCGGTGGCCTGCGCGGCTGACGGGACGTCCAGGCCGCTCAGTACCGGATCGTCGTGTTCAAGCAGCCGCTGTTCCGTGTACCAGCCACGAAGGATCACCGTGCGCGCGTCCCACGGATGGTCGTGCAGGTCCCGGTCGGCGTCGGGCCGCATGATGTGGTGCACGCGGATCGACCAAGGGCACCAGCGTATGCGGCCGATGTGGGTTTCCCGGTCGTAGGCGTTGAACAGCCACCAGCGGCCCATGTACACCTCCCGGCCATCAGCTGACCGGATGTGCAAGTATGGGGTGCGCTGGGCGCGGGCGATGAGCCAGGCTGTGATTGCCGGGCGCGCGAGTAGCTTGGCGAGCAGTCGCCAGAAGAGATCGATCATGCTGCCACCTGGTGTTGAGTTGATATGCGCCACGGGTCGTTTGCTCGAGCAAGTGCAGCCATCGGCGGCGGGCTCACGCTGTTGCCGCACATGTGCACCTGCTGGGTTTTGTTGAAGGGCTTGCCGTCGGCACCGTGGGTGATGACGTAGTCGGCGGGAAATCCCTGGGCCTTGTACAACTCGGCCGGTTTGAGCATTCGTAGGCAGATGTCGACGATCACGTAGGGCGTGCCCTTGACCATGACGGTGACCAGCGCCAGGCGATCTTTGGTCGTGATCGTTGGTGCCGGTTCGCCCGCGCCGCTTACGTTTTCGGTCCCGTAGTAACTGATCAGGAACGCGGCAACGCGCAGCGCACCTTCCTCATGCTCCGGGGAGAGCCTGAGCGATACGACTGAGCTTTTACCGCCGCCACCTGCTGTGACCGTTGGGGCGGGTTCGTCCAGAGGCTGGCCGACGCTGGCACCGAACTGCCGCTCCATGAATGCAGTTACCATTCCGTGGTGCTGGCCGCCGGCGCTGATCGTATGCAGCGGGTCATTCAAGTCCCGCGCATCACAGTTACCGCGCAGGTGCACCAGGTTTGCGGCTACCAGTGCGTGGTGCTGCCCCGTCGTCATTGTGGGCACTGGATTGGCCAGGTCTGTCGGTCCGTGGCCGGTGGTATTGGTGATCAGTGTCGCGGTCACGAGTTGCTGCTGGCTGCCGGTGTTGGTGATCGTCGTCATAGGCTCGTCAACGCCTTTGGCGTCGGTGGTGTTGAAGCCACCGTTCATCTGAGCCATGAATGCAGTGGACACCGCTCGGTGATTCCGCGTCATCAATGTCCCAACGGGCTGATCTGCCGCCACCGGCTTGCCTGCATACACTGGCCCGCCAGCACCCACGAGAATCGAACTTGTCAGCGCGTGCTTCACTCCTCCGGCAACGACCGTTCCCAGCGGTTGGTCGATTCCCGGCACGCGAGGTAGCTGGCCTTGGCGCTCGCCGTAGCCAGACTGGATCAGGGTGGGGCTGATCAGCGTGAACTCGCCACGGTTGGCGCAGGTGATCGTCGGCAACGGCTCCAGCGGATCGTTGATGCGATCGCTGCCTTGGTGAGTCGCTGGCGCGATGACTGGGCTGACGACCGAGAAAGCGCCGCCCTTTGGATATGACGTCACAGTGCGCAACGGCTCGGCGGCCGACTGCACCGTCTCACCTGACCAGTTCGCAATCGGGACGATGAACGGGGCGGGGTTGTCGATGACGAACTTCTTCATGCCCTTGGCGACCCGGCGCAGGGTGGCGGGAGCCAGGTCTTTCTTGCGTCCGAAGATGCTTCTGCCGAGGTCGTTAAAGTCGATGCACTCGGCGGCGGTCCTCCACGGCTTCTGGCCTTTAACGGGACGCTTGGCATGGGTCGGCTCTGGCCACACGATCGGTTGCCCGTCGCAGCGGGCAATCATAAACAGGCGTTCCCGGCTGGTGGGCGCGCCGAAGTCGCACGCTCGGATCACACGCCACTCGACGGCATAGCCCAGGCGCTCCAGCTCGGCGACGAACACGGCCCACGTCTGGCCACGCCGCGTAGGGTCTGGCATCAGAAATTGCTGATCAACCGGAACAACCTCGCCAGGTGCTGCAACAGTGTGCTGTATTTTCGCTTTGCCATTGGTGCCCAGAACTGTGACCAGCTTGATGGCCCTGCCTGTGGCCGGGTCTCGTTTAGCAACAAGAGGCCCCCATTGCAGGATCTGCTTCACGTTCTCCAGGCTGATGACGCGGGGTTTCTTCTTGCCCGCCCACTTCAAGCCGATCCAAGAAAGGTTGCGGATCTCGCGCTTGCGCGGTTGCCCGCCAGCAGCTTGGCTGTGATGGGTACAATCCGGGCTCATGTGGAACCAGCCCACCGCTTTTCCACCGCATTCGGTATCTGGATCGCCGTCGAACACGTCGGTGGTGAAGTGCTTCGCGCCCGGGTGGTTGACTGTGTGCATGCTGATCGCCGCAGCGCTGTGATTCTTGGCCACGCTGACGGTGCGCCCGAGGCCCATTTCCAGCCCAGTACCGGCGCCGCCACCACCGCAGAAGAAGTCCACAACGATCTCATCGTCTTGCGGATTGAAGCCAAGGCCGTACTGGGTTTTAAAATCGAAGGGATGTTTCTTCCGTTGTGCGGACATAGGGGATCCTCGCGGGTATATTGCGATTTGTATTTTCTGAGGGAAAAAGGATGTTGCCGAATTACGTGCAGTACCGGGTCGAACTGTTTAAGTACCGACGAGATGCCAATGCTTTACGGAAAAGCGAGCCACCGGACAGCGAGCAGTCCTACGAAAGCGGTGAAATGGCGGAGTATGTTCGAAGGTGGGAGCTTTCTGAACAGTGGAGAGCATCCATACAAACCAGTTACTACCGTAGAAAAGCCGAATCACTCCTCGTGCAAATGCCTGATGAGTTAGATTCAACAATGTTCTCGCGCGTCGATTGGAATGACCATCCTGACGAACCCTACTATCTGACGCCGCTTGGATTGCGAACGGTTAGGGATTTAATCAGAGCGGAGCAAAAGCAGCGTAGAGAGTCGGTAGGGTATTGGTTCGGCATTGCCGTGGGGTTAATCGGAGCGGTTACCGGGTTGGTGTCAGCCTTCAAAAGCTGAATCAATCGCCACAGAAACAGGCAATTGCCCCTTCGTGGTCGGCGAACATATCGAACTGGGTATCCGAATAATCGAGCATCTGCTGATAGCTCGGCCGGTCGAAGCGGAACAGCGCGCCGTCAGTTGTGGCGGCGCTGCTCTGGGTGGCGGTGCGTTCCATCCGCGCCCACCAGTCTGCCTTGCTCCGGTCGCTGGCTATGATCGAGTAGACCTGCTTTGCTCCTTTGAGAAAGCACAGGTCGCAGTTGCCCTCCAGAGTGCGGCCATTTATCGTCGGTAGCTCCAGGTCAAACGGCTGAGCCTTCCAGAATTCTCCGATCTGCTGCACACCTACGCCCGCATCAGCCAGTGGCATCACCATCGTGGCGTGTTTGCTTTCAGTCGTGGTCTTGCGGTGGCGGATCTTCGCCACGCGCCTTGGCTCGTCTGCCCGGATGCCGGTCATCATGTCGACCGGGGTTTCCTCAGTGGAGCATCCAACCATCCGTAGATACTTGTGGATCACTCTGATTTTGAGATCGATGGTGCAGAACCGTGTGACCGGGTTCGGCAGGTAGCTGCGTTTCCTGATCAGCGCTTCGAACGGCTCGCCGTCCCTGCTGGCGGTTTCGTAGGTGACAATGGCGAAGCCTCTATCATCATCGCGGTACTCCAGCCAGACGATGGGCACCTGCCAGCGCCTCGCGCATTCGTTCACAAAGTCGAGGGTGGCGGGGTGTTCCTTGCCGGTGTTGGCGAACGTGACGATCAGATCGTCCAGATCATCGTTGGCGTCCAGCACCTGGCGCAGCATGTAGGCGCTGGTCCGACCACCGGAAAAGCTGACGACCGTCATCCCGGACATTTTGTAGGGAGACATGCGAATTCCTCGCCGGGGTGGCGTGAGTCGTTGAAGTGGAGTATTAGATTTAGATTGTTGGTTCGATGAAAAGGGAGCTGGATTTGAAAGCGCAGGTTTCTGATGAGGAGCTAAATGCGATGAGACTGCGAAATCTCGAAACGGATATCGCAGAGTATTCGCGTTTGGGTATCGCGGTTCTGTACATGCACCTCTCCGGACTGTCTTCCGTAAGTCGAAGGTCTCACGTCGAGCGGAGCGGGGAGCTGTTCACTGGCCAAGAAATGATTGAATGGTGGTCCAGAGAGGAGAATTGCGTCGCATGCCGTTGCTCTTTCGCAGCGGTGATGGTCGACCAAGACGGCAAGCCTCGCTCAGAACTGCTTGTTACAAGAGTTAGGCAGGCCCGCGATAAATGGCTTGCTGGTTGATCTATCGCCTGCCGAGGCGTTCAGCGCAATAGGTGAGGGTGGGGTTAAGCGGCTTCGGCGTTTCGATCACGGGGGAGAAAAACGGGTGTCACGGCGGCCTGCTCGCGCACCGCGCGCATACCGGCTTCGTCATAGCCCCAGATGTTGGAGTCGTCGAAGCGCTCAGGCCCCAGCCAACCGAGGGGCATCTGCTTACCCTCGCAGATGTAGTCACGGAAGCGTTCAATCAGAGCCTTGAGAGTGCCGCCGTGACTGAAACCTTTCCAGCGTCCGCCCCACTGGGTAGGGTGGGTGAAAATGCGCTTGCCGGTGTAATCGTCAATTAGCCAAACCTTGCCGCGCCGATCGACTTCCAGGATGGCGTATCGCTGGCTGGCTTCGTCGAAGAAGAACTTGCGCCCGTGGTCTCCGATGATCTTGATCACCTGATTGACCTGCTCGCAGCGCTGGCGCTTATTCCAAAGGCTTTTCTCGGTGTAGCTGGCACCTCGATAATCCGGCTTCGGCTCGTATTGAGTTGGCCTGATCACGGCTTCCAGCAGTTTCGACCAGACACCCGCTCTGTTCGGAAGGCATAACCCGTATTCCTTGGTGTCGTACTCAACTGTTTCGCAGAGTTCGATAACCACCTCTGCCGGCACGGCGATGTTCGCGCAGCCGCTGTTGTAGTAGCCCAGGTGGTCCAGAACCTCTGCCTCGGTGTAAACACCCGCTGGCTCTAGGGTCCAGCAGTAGCCGGAGTCATTGGCCCTCCAGAGTGTGATCGCTTTGTCACGGCGCTTTGTGTGCTTTAGGCTGAGCACGATGTACTGGCTCATGGCGTTTCTCCATGCATGCACCGCCCTCCGTGTCCGGTGGTGGCAAATTGGTTTGGGGTGAGGTATAGATAATGACCGGCGTGGGACCGGATTAAAGGGGAGTAGTTATGGATCAGCAAGCGCATATAATCGCTCTAGAAACCTTGGTTATCAGCTTGATCAAGGAGAACGCGGTGAGCCCTGACTTTCGGTGGGAGGCGGTTTTCGAGAATGCCCATAGGTCGCTGGCAGAGAAGCATAAATCGAACGGGTCACTTGAACAGGCTCTTGCCACAAATTTCCTCAAAAAGCTTAAACAGCAGATGACGCCTTGATCGTCTAGGCCGATCCGCATTGCCTCACGCTGATAAGCCAATTCTAACTTCCGCGCCACAACTGGCGACGCCTTTATTTGGTGGCGCGGAACCTCAGGTATCAGGCCGAGAAGCTTCCCAACGCCAGCTGAGCTGCATCGCCGACCTTCGCTTCAAGCACCGACTTGAACTCTTGCGCGATCTCTTCGCGTTGGACGTCCTCACCGACCCAGCGCAGCTTCAACACCGGCTGGGCACCGCTGGTGATGACCGAGATTCGCAGGATGATTTCGCGCATTTGCAGGCCTTCAAACGGCACAGCCGAGAAGATCAGCGACGTGGGCAAGGTTTCCTTGCTGGTCGCCTCGATGGCATCCATTGCGCTGCGGCTGGCGCGTGTTTCGCTGACGGTGTGATCGCTTTCCGAAGATGCCTTGACCGTGATCGTGCGCACGGCGGCGATGGCTTTGGCCAACGGGATGTTCTGCAGCTCATCACCGACCGCCGACAGGGTGCTGTGCCAGTCTTCAATCCAGTCGCTCATATCCTTCTGCGACATGGCCCGGCCACTGATGGCTTGCACGGCCTGGTAGGCGGCGGTGGGCTTGAGTTTCAGCACCGCGCGGTCATCTGCGTGGCCTGGCACTTCCTCGTTGCCCAGGTTGAACAGCACCGAACAGGTCATTTCGTCCTGATTGATGAAGCCTTTTGCGTCGGCGACTGCCCGGTCGGACACGTATTTGGCGAAGTCCGCCAAGGAGTTGGTGGAGAAGGTGCCACGGAAGCGGCTGCGGCCTGCGCCGAATTGCTCAAGGTTCACGACCTTCGCGCCTTCCGGCAGCACGATGGTCGGTGTGACGGTGCCCAGCTCTCTGCCTTCTGCGATCAGGGCGTTGTCGATGATCAGTTGAATTGCTTCTTTCGTGAGGGACATATTTCAGTTCTCGTGGTGGTGAGCGGTTAGGTGCGGGGAACGATGGGTGCCTGTTCACGCGTGAACAGCTGGTCATGCTTTTCGGCGAACAGGGAAATGTTGCCGCCAGTGCCAACGTGCATTGGCGTATCCAGACTGGTGTTCTCGCTGCGGGTGCCGCGCTTGGTCGGCACCTTGTAATCGAGCTTGTGTTTGATCTTCACCTGGTGCGATTCGCCGATCTGGGTGAAGTCGAGGGTGATGACCAGCTTCCCGGCTTTGCCGTGGTCAACCACACCGGCGGCAACTTCGGAAAGGGCGTGGCCGATCTGGCTGGCGAAAGCGCCGCCATTCAGTTCGTTGAGGAATTCGGTGGTATCTGTCGCTTTCGACATGGCTTTGGCTCCGTGGGCGTTATTCCACTGGGTGGGATGTTGAGTTGAAGAGGGCGGCGGCGGAGGTTGGCGCGGGACTGCATGCGCCTCACTTGCGGCGAATCCTGTGCAGCGGGTAATCAATGGCAAAGTCTTTGAGCAGGCGCTCCATCAGCGTGCTGCTGATCCCGATGAGGTCTTTTGCGGCTTTGCGCGAAAGGCCGCGGTCCCGCGCTTCCTTGATGCGCAGCACGTTCAAAGCATCCGCGACCGGGTCTGTGCGCGCGGCCTTCACACACGCAAGACCTGGGCTTGGATCGAAGGGCTTGTAATCAAACCTGTGCTCGGAGGCGATCTTGCGGAGCATGTGGTGGCTGACTCCGGTGTTGCGCCCTACGTCGGTTATGGTGGTTGTCAACGCCATGTGACGGATCTGTGCGACCACCTCATCGCTGACGTGGCCCCGTGGCAGGTTTTGGGTCGATGGCGGTGGCGCAGCTGCGCGTATCGCTTCCTTGGTCCGGCGGTGCGGCTCAGGCGGTCGCGCCGTCGGTGCGGTCATGCGGCCGTAGCGCTTTGGCTCTGGCCTGATCGGGAAGCCCTTGAGCGTGCCGATCACGCCGCCGCGCTTGAGGAATTCGGCTACTTCCGCCTCGAGCGCCGCGGACCGTTCTTTGTTTCGCTGAATCGTGCTCAGCTCTGGACTGATCATCAGCTGACACCGTACAGCGCGAACAGCGCCAGGCCGGTGGCGATGGCGGCAGTCCAGCGCAGCATGTACGACGCGAAAGACGGCTGGCGCATTGGCGTGGCTTCAAGGTGCGATGCCGCTTTGCACGCTACGCCGTGGCCTTTATGAACCGCCCGCACAAGGCCGGTGGAACGCTCAACGATGCCGAACTCGTTGTTGCCGTTCGGAATCACGGTGAAGCGCGGCAGGGCCGCCGGGTTGCGACGGCCGACTTTGTCGTAAAACTCGGCAGTGGAAAGGGTGCAGCGCTGGCGCAGGCCTTCGAGGATTGCACGACGCTGGCTGATTGAGTGGTGCATATGAGGCTCCTTGACCGCATTGGTCAGATACCAGGCGCGGGTGACCAAACCCAGCCGTGAGACTGGCCTGGCATCTGCCAATGCGGTCGTTGTGGTTTGACGGTGGAGGTGAAGTCACGTGCCCGAGGGGGCTCTGGACTTGAGGTCTGGGCTTAAGCTTTTGTGAGATGTATCCTTGTTTCATCACTTCGTATCTGCACTGGACAACACGTATGCCCTGCGAACAATGTCAGCAGCTTTTGGCTGCAAACTCTTCAGGAGTGCAGACATCTGATACGGACCGCATGGAACGGTCCGGCATGACACTACGTCACGAGGGGCGCAATGGCCTCCCGCACACATGCAGATGTTGCGGTGCGAACTGGATCAGATGGTCGTTCCATTCAAACGCGCATTACGATGTTTGGGAGTTCGTAGATGGGCATTTAGGAAATGCCTAAATTAGGCGCAGACCTTCGATAATTGCCGACGCTGGCTGATTGAGTGGTGCATATCAGGCTCCTTGACCGCATTGGCCAGATCCCATACGCGGGTGACCAACCCCAGCCGTGAGACTGGCTTTGCACCTGCCGCTGCGGGCGGGNTGAATTAGGGGAGGGGATGGCGCTACACAGGGGGCCGACTGAACGGCTTGTACTCATCCGCTAGCGCCTTGCCGTCTTTCCGGCTGTCAGCCCAGTAGCTTGGCGGTACGCCACCTCATCGCTCTTCGTGGTTCATAGGCTCGGCAGGGACACACGTTGCTCGTGCCCACCTACTGCGTCTCCACTACTCGCGTTTATTGGTTCGGTTGCGGTGTGTACTCATCCGCATCGGAGATTGATCGGAACACCAGGGCGCAACCCCTGCTTGGTTCCCGCCGCGTTTCTGGTATTGGCCGGCAGATCCGGCTCAGGACTTTTCCGGGGCTTTGCGATCCTAGCGCTGCAGCCCGCTTGGGCACGCTCCGATCAATCTCCGATGCGGCCTGGTCAGCGTTCAAGCGTTCCAGGTGTTCGGGCAGTTTTCGTCAAGCTGACGTGAGTCATGATTAGTCAGGTAGCAGGGGCGTCTCGCTGTGGCCCCCCTGGCCGTGGCCCTGCAACTGACTCGGCACTTACGCCGTCGCCCGTCACTTCAAGACGGCCTTCATCAAACCACTCTGATTTCTGCATTTCCCCATTCTTGGCAGCCGGCGACAGCACGTATTGATCACATCCCGTGAGGTACTGCGCACGTCCGGTGATTACGCCTTCGAATCCGCTGATCTTGTCGCGGGCCTTCTTGCCTAGTTCAATCATTTCGTGTTCTCCGGTTGAATTCCCGTCTGGCCCTGGTGCCAAGGCCAGCCAGTGAAATCGTCAACCTGACGCTGGTTGCTCAGTCGCTGCTGGAGCTGTATGAGCTGCTGTCGCTCGATGAACAACTCGAGCTGTCGCTTGAACTGCTGTAACTGTCGCTGCTGCTGTGGCTGCTGCAATGAGAGCGCGCCGGCGTATCGCTGTGGCTGTAAATCGTAGAGTTGAGCGGGTTCAGCGGATGCAGAGGTGAGCTGATTGCATCGTCAGTGGTGCGTCGCTCGGTCGCTGTTGTCAGCCTGGGTGAACTTCCGCGCCGGATAGGCGCGGGAGAAGCGGGGGGNTGGGCGCTGTTCTTGCTGTTTTGGTGGGTGGCGTTCTTGCTGCTGCGTCGCACGGCGGTTGCGCTGGTATTGCTGGGACCTTACGGCGGAAGAGCCCCGCGAAGAGTTTGAACATGGTGTTGCCCTCGGTTGATTTCCAATGCCGCCTCATAGAAGCGGCATCAGTAAATCGTCAGGCGACCACCTTCACCGGCGTGAAGCGCGACGGGCTCCAGTCACACGCCTCGTCCTCCGGTATGTGGCCGAACATCATCGTGCAACGTCGGCAGTGCACGCATTCGCCGCAGGTCATACCTTCCGGCAGGTTCATCTTGTCCGCGTTGTCGGCTGAGCGCGGGTAGGGCGCTCTCTGTTCAGTGGTCATCTTCTGTTCCCTCGGTTGATTTCCCGTCTAGCCCTGTTGCCAAGGCCAGCCAGTGAAATCTTCACGCAGCCCTTTCCATCTCGCAGCACTGTTCGTAATGAGCCATCGCGATTGGCATGTGATAGCTATCCAGCGGCCACTTGCTAACTTTGCAGCCTTGGCCAGCAGGGCAATAAAAAACAAATAGCTCACCCGCCTCTTTGTGCATCTGCATGCTTACCTGTGCGCCGTTAGTGAAACCGTCTTCGATGATGATCATCGCTTCTGCTCCGGTGGTTGGTGGTGGTCAGCAGATCGCCGCGACTGGCCGGAGCTTTTCCGAGCCCTTGCGGCTGATCTTGAGTTCGTAACCGCCCCGGCGTGACTCAGGGATCTTTCTGTCTCGCCTCATCGACTCGTCGTCCAGCATCGCGTGCAGCACGATGACCGACATGAACATGAGGCAGAGCGGGGAAATGATCTGGCGGCGCATGGCCTCGGCGATCATCGCTGTCTGGCGATTCACGCCGAGCTTGTACATGGCGACCGACAGCCGCTTAACGACCGTGCCCGGCGCAATGCCGAATGTGCGGGCGATTTCCTTGGCTGTGCAGCCCTGGGCGGCTGACAACAAAAACTGCAACTCTCGCGGCGCAAGACCACGGCCGAGGTGGCCTCTCCATGCCCCGCATACGATGGTGGTATCCATTACGTCTACTCGGTGGTTGTCATCCCAAAGCACCCGGCAAGCCAGGTGCTTCAGTGATGGTGTCCACCGCGACCCGCTACTGGCGTCGGTCGCGGCTTGCTGCGTCAACGGTGTTGGCCAGTTGCCCGCTGTTGATTGCAGGGCTGGCCGGTCTTTTTCAGTGGTTGGCGGTGAGCTTCCTCCCCAGGGCGTCAATCAGCATCTGTATCTATTCGCCTTGGATCACAGGTCCTATACAACATGCACGCTGCAGCTCGTTTGCCCGGTTAGGTGGGCAGGGTGCATGAGGTCCGGCACCCCTCATCGCCGAAGCTCGGGGCGCTAATTCATTGCGTATTTCAGTGATGCTTTCCGTTTTTGTTTCTGTGTTTCCAGCAAACCTTTCGCGCCGGGTAATCGTGCGCGGTAGCAGACTGTGTTTCGTGCTGTTCCCTGAACTCAACGGCCATCTGGCGTCAGGGGTTGTCTTTGGCGATGTTAAAGAGCGGGTCGCTACGGTTGATCGCTGCGATGAGCTAACTATCACGTATTGTGTTTATTTGGTCAACACGAAATGTGATTTATTTTCTTATGCTCATAAAAAAACCCACTCAATGGCGGGCTTGGGTTGGAGCAGAACAGCGTGTCGGGTGCTGGATGGCAGGGCCAATTGTCACTGTTTAGGCAAAGCGCCAGCGCAATTCGATATCACGGCTACACTCCGCGGAACGTAGGTCCTAGGAATTCTCCTGGCTTGCAACCAGGATGGACCGAATGAATTCCCCAATGGACCTGAGTCCTTGCATAGAGGCAGCATTTTTGCCAATGAAGTGTGTGTGCGTGATCGCGTCAGACGCCTCAATGACGATTCAGGTATTCGATACGAGCACCGAGATGGAGGCGTACACAGTCGCAGGCATCGATACCACGGCACTGGTGACGATCAGGGACATCGTCGGGCTCGTACTTGAGGTGAAAGGGGAGATGAGGCTCAGGCGTCTAGCAGCTGATCGGCAGGAGAGGGTGCACAAGGGGTAGAACGAAAAAGCCCGGCGCTGGGCCGGGCTCCTGTTACTTACAGGTCCCACCTTTGTGGTGAGAGCCAGTACCGCCAGTTGGATGCGTGCCCTTGGGGCATGCTGAGGCAGAGACTGAAGCGAATGAAAGTAGTGCGATGAGCCCAGCGATAGCGATCTTTTTCATAGAGCCTCCTTGCACTGCGAGATGCAGTACAAGGCTATCGGCGTGAGCAAAGCTTTCTTGAAGAAAGCCCGGCGCAGGGCCGGGCTAAGTGTTTCACTTAATGATTCGAAGGTACCCAGCTCGCTTAGCCACTGACTGCAGAGGGGCTAAGGTCGATGGGCCCAGAAGCTCTCTGAGGAAAGCTGGCTTCACATTAAGCGCCCTAGCGAGTTGTTCTTCACAAAGTCCTTTCTTAGAGGCGAGCAAAGCTAGAGATTTGAGTAACACCTCTGGCGGCTCCTCGGGGATTAGATAGTCATCCTTCTCTCGTGTTCCTTCATGCTTCTTTAATGTAATGACGCCAGTTTTGTATTGGGCGTCAGTGATTATTTCAAGCTGACGAGCCCTATACAAGATTGCGCCCTTGCTGACTTTCCAGTTTCCCTTAAACTCCCGAATGCCTTTCCAATCAAGTCTTGTCCCGTTTGGGCGTGGGAAAAACTTCATCATCATACTTCTTGGCAACAAAAAAGCGCTAGCAAATCGGTTGGCTTGGTTTTCAGTGATTCGATCGCCAGTTACAACGCCTTCATGCATAACAAGATGGCCAAGTTCATGCGCGATGTCGAATCGATACCGACTAGTACTTTCTTTCGAGTTGTTTCTCACAATGAAAGGCCTTTCGACTGCTACTGACAACGCATCAATTTCTTTTGTGAGGCCTTCGAAGCTTAAAACAACGGCTCCCAGATTCTCTGCAAGTCGCGTCATATTGTCCACCGGCCCTAGCCCCAAATCCCATTCTTCGCGGCAGCTTTCGGCAGCCCGCTCAATGCAGTCATGGCTATGGATGTCTGGAATACTAGGTATGTTGACGGACGGGAGCCTGAGCTGCTTCTCAAGATAGCCAATGAGCGAATGGACGACTTCGCCCCTAGCAATAGCTACTTGTTTGGTGGTTTTGGTTGTCGAAAGCAGCTTTCTGAAGTGGAACTGATCTTCATGAAGGCGATTGACTCTGGACTGGAAAAACTCAGGCTCGACATTGAGTGCTTCAGCAAGGCTGAGAATTAGCGTCTCAGTCGGCGCACTCTGTCCTGTTTCAAGTTTGTGAACATATTGCCTGGTTTTTCCAACCAGAGCACCAACCTCTTCAAGAGCCATCGCGGAAAACACCCGTGCAAGCTTGAGAGACGCTCCTTCAAATGCAAGGCTCATGTATTACTCGTTAACCGCGTCATTGTTACCAGTATTATCAATATCGTCTTCCAGGAGATCGATCTGGGCGGGAAGCAACGTCTTAGATGCAGGAGCAGGACCGCCAACAGAATGCAGGTAAGCACCCCTGGAGCCATGAGTCCACTGAGAGACTTTTTCCTGGTAAACGTTGTAACCGATGAAGTGCGCTCTGTCCTCGCTTTCATCTCCCTCCGCTCGCTCAATGACAAAACGCCAGATCACAGGGTGATCGTCATCTTCAGAGAACATGTCATCAACGGAATTGCGCTTGAAAAACCCTTTCTTGTCGGGGCTCTCAGGGTCATCACGAAAGAAGCGGCATGGAACACCGCCGATGCAAAAAGTTACATCCATGCCAGGATTCGATAGTGAAAGCCATTTGTGGGACTTTGACATGCACATGGAAATCAGCATGTTTTTTGACCGCTCGAAAGCCGCCACTTCGCGGCTAAAATTAGAGTCGTATTCCGACTGCATTTCTTGGATGGTCGTAAACCTGATATCCAGCAACGCATCAGCGATCACGCTAAGGCGGTCATCGGTAAGGTCTGAGTGAAAAAAGGCGGGTTTATGGGACATGCGACTTGCTCTCACCAAGTATTGATGGTGGCATGTTCTTGCTGATTCCCTGATTTGTCAACCAAATTTCATTGCTGAAATTGAGATTTGTCAACCTATGTGGCCCGGCCTCGCGCAATCTGCCCAGCCTTTACCTCACCCGCATACCATAGAAGTGATTCAGCGCTATCAGCTCAACCACAGCCACGAAAACGCACAATACGACGAAGCCCGAACTGAAGACCCGCTTGCGGCCGGATGATCCTCCGCTCAGCCAGGCCGAGTCGGACGCGCCAGGAATCACCATGAGTAACGCCAGCCAGGCAATGACCCTGGCCTTGCTCCGGAAAGCCTGTTCTCGCCATGCGCTCATCACTTTAGCAAATTAAAGCTAGGGCAATTCATTGCACGATGGCGTCGCATAAGCGCTGGATACACCGACTCATCGTAAGCCGGGAAGCCAGGGCCGGGGTCTGTGCGCTGGGCGTCGTGAAGCACGTCGTCAATAAAGGCTGATCTTGCGAGACTCTGAACTGCCCGACATTGCTCAAGTCGCTCGGCTTCAGTCGCTGGCATTGGTATGGCTTCGACTTTCTTTTCGTATTCAGTTTTTGGCTTGCTGGCGCAGCTTGAGACAATAAGCGAAGCGACTATGAGTACCGCGACTCGAAATACATTCATCTCACATTTCCATGAATGACGGGCCAGATGCCCCGGCCGACAACTTGGTGCTCCTTGACCGGATATCACTTACAAGCCGCCTCCGCCGCATAGAAAGAAATCTAGCCTTGCGTCAATGGAGCCATCATCCTGTTTCTCATGACTGACTCCTGATTTAGCGCTACAAATCCCCATGCCAAGGCATGAAGCGGTATTTCTCACAACCATCCAAGCCATTAATTCGCTTTGTGAGAGGATCCCTTGCTTGACCAGCGGCCTTGATCAGGGGCGTCCATTTCAGCCTGGGTGCAGCCCAGGCGTCGGGCTCTTTCAGCGACCGACCAAATTTCGCCGTCCCAATCGATCGGGTGCCCTTGCATTCGAAGAATAACGGCAAGGCCCTTGATTGTGTCTGTGGTCCCCGCACACTCCCATACGCGCTGTTCTTCCGAGGCGGGCATTGGTCTATCCAGTCTAGCCTGCGCCGCTTCTCCAAGCTTGGGAGGGGCTTTTGAGGCGCATCCGGCCAATGCGACCGCCAGCATGATTAGAGCTATTCGCATACTGATTCCTTTCTAGACAATGACTCGCAGGCGTCGGGCACGCTGCCTTGGGAGATACCTGCTACGCCATCTTCTTTAAATAATTCAAATGAACTTCGTCAGTGCCATGACCACCACACCAATAATGCGACAGTCCTCTGCGCACTGAAAGGTAGGGTAGGCAGGGTTCAGCGGCTTCAGGTATCTGATCCCCCCATCCTCAACCAGCTTCTTGAAGGTTGCCTCATTGCTGCCTGCCAGCTTCGCGATTACCAGCTTGCCTGGGCGGACATCAGCCTCTGTGTCGACCAATATCTGGGAACCTTCAGGAACAGAAGGGGCGGACGGTGCAGTCATAGAGTCGCCTTTGACCTCCAGCCAAAATGCAGGCCCTTTTGCCTTGTAATCTGAAACTTCGTATCGATCTGAAAACCCGTCCGGGAACGGCTGCACTGCTTCCGACCAAGCGCCGGCAGTTACCCAGCTCACGACCGGGTAGCTGTACATCTGCGCAGGCTGGGTGATCATCGCGACGTTGGAGGATTCGCTGATCGATCCTTTGGATAACGCGAAGTCTTCTCCGATGAGCAATACCCCGTAGGGAACGCCTAGCGCTTTTGCCATCACCTCAATATCCCCGAGCGTAGGCTCCCGCGTTCCCGACTCGTAGTTTCCCACGCGGGATTGAGAGCTCCAGCCACAAAGCTTGGCAAGCGCGGCCTGAGATTTTCCAGCGGCATTGCGCAAGCGCTGCAGCCTTTGTCCAAGAGATTCATTCATAACGCGGGATTCTAAACACGATATGAAATACCAGTTCTCACTTATTGTGTTTGCCATTAACACGATACGTGTTTATCCTGAAAATAATTATGGAGGAAATCACATGAACCACGTCCGCATGATCCGTGAGGGGGCTGGCATTACCCAAGCATCGCTGCGCCGGGCGCTCGGCTGGAATCAATCTCGCCTGGCCAACTACGAATCTGGGCTAAGAAGCCCCGGCCTCAGCGAGGCAAGGTTGATTGTGCTCGCCCTGAATGAACTGGGCGCTCTTTGTGTTCTGGACCAGGTTTTCCCTCCAGACAAACAGAACCTCTCAGCAGCCTGAGATGAATTATTGGCTGAACCGGGGAGGGGAGGTAGTACAGCGGATGGGCTGTTGATTCATCCAGTACCAAATTCCAGACGAAAAAAAGCCGGTGGCTAGACCGGCTTCTTCAACAACAAACAACGTGAGGTAGCTGGATTATGCACACCACACCATTCCCATGCAACACCGACCACGCTACCGGCCCTGGATCTGGCGAGCACCAAACCCTGACGCGTCAGGTAATGTCGTCCCGCGAAATTGCAGGGCTGACTGGCAAGCAGCACAAAAACGTCAAGCGTGATGTCATGACCATGCTCGCCGAGTTGAAAATAGATGCGCTCAGTTTTGAGCACACCTATCTGGACGGGCAGAACCGTAAGCAGACCGAGTACATGCTCGACCGCGAGCACACGGACTGCCTGCTGACCGGCTACAGCGCCGAGTTGCGCATGAAGGTGATTGTGCGCTGGCGGGAGCTGGAAGGTCAGTTGATCGGCCGGCTGCGTATTCCGACCTCATTCGCCGAAGCTCTCCGGCTGGCTGCCGACCAGGTCGAACAAAACCGCAAATTGCAGTTCGTCATCGATAAACAGGCTCCCAAGGTCGCAGCCATCAATCGCTTGGCCAGCGCCGGCGGTGCCATCTGTATCACCGATGCTGCAAAGCAACTGCAACTTGCCCCGTCAACGCTCTTTGCGTGGCTGCATCAGCACCGGTGGATATTCCGGCGGGGCGGTTCTGGTCGTTGGACCGCATACCAGCCCCGCATCACAACCGGCGTGATGGTACACAAGATCACTGCCCTCAAGCCTGATCCAGACACAGGCGCAGATCGCGCTGCATTTGATCCCCTCATCACAACCAAAGGCTTGGCATTGCTGGCTGAACAGAATATTGGAGCGTCTGCGTGAGCGTTCAAGCAATGGCGTGGGCGCTACAAATCCCGCGCACAACTCTTTCCGATTCAAGCGCGCGCCATGTCCTGCTGTGCCTGGCGAACTACGCCGGTACTGATGGGCGTGGGGCATTTCCCTCGGCAACGACGTTGAGCGAAGACACCGGACTTTCCGAGCGAACCGTGCGTTCCAAGCTCGAGCTGTTGCGGGCGTCTGAACTGATCGTTCCAGGCAATCAAGCGCTGGCCGCCGTGTACATCGAGCGCCATGACCGCCGCCCAGTCGTCTATGACTTGCCGATAAAGCGGGGTGCAAATCCTGCACCCCGACCTGAACGGGGTGCAGATGACGGCACGGGGTGCAAATCACAGCAGAACGGGGTGCAGAATTCGACCGAACGGGGTGCGAAATCTGCACCCAATCCGTCACTTAACCATCAATTAACCGAACAGCAGCAGCCGCGCGAGATTTCGGACGTGATCGCTGATCAGGACAAGCAGGCCCTGGAGTCGACCGATGATCGCCAGCGCTTCGCCATGTTCGCCGACTGGGCCCCGGACAGTCGATACCTGATCGCCCAGGCTCAGATCGCTGGCGTCAAACCCGTCGATATCTCTGATGCGCTGATCCGCCGGTTCATCGGCTGGTTTGTGGCCAAGCAGAACACCGTAGATACATCCGCCGGTTGGTGTAACCGCTTGGTGGGCTGGTACGTGAAAGAGCGGGCCAAGGGGAACCTACCAGATTCGGAGGAAGGTGCCGAAGCAACCGGCGGCTGGGCCTCCAAGGGGGTGATCCTGTGAGCGGCCCTGTTCGAGCTGGTTATCTGGTCCAGAACCGGACAACCGATCCAGCCTATTGCCCAGCGCCAGCCGTCCCGGTCGAGATTGACCCGGCAACGCAACAGGTTATCGATGAGCTGTTTCTCCGGCTGCAAGGGGCGTGCGGCGCGTGGCGGCAGTCATGGCCCAACCAGAAAATCATGGATGCCTCGAAGCTCGAGTGGTTGGCCGAGTTCATGCGCTCCGGGATCACCTCGATGGATCAGTTGCGCCACGGTATGCGCATGGTCAGCGCCAGCAAGTCGGCATTCGTGCCCGCTCCGGGTGTGTTCGTCAGCTGGTGTTTTGCTCCGGAAGGGCTGGGCCTGCCCAGCGTTGAGGTCGCTTATTCCCAAGCTTTGCGCAACTCACACCCAGGCATGGAAGGGCGTGGTAAGTGGTTCCACCCGGCGGTCTACCACGCCACGGCTGCCGCTGGGTTTTTGAGCCTGCAGACTCTTCCTCGCGAACTGGGCGTGACCCGGTTTGAGCAAAAGTATCTCGAGCAATGCCGGAAGATCTGGCATGGCGAAGAGTTACCGCCCGTGCCGGTCGCACAGCTTGCAGCACCGGGCAAATCCATCACCCCAGAGGTGGGAAACCAAGCGCTGGCCGATCTTCGCGCCAGGCGCAGCGGGGAAACGCAATGAGCGTTAGACGTCTGGCCATTCCTGAAATCGAAACCTATCGGTATGCAGTGTTCTGCTGCTCGTTCAAGGTTGACCTGAGTTCGACACCTGACCACGCGTTGGCCTTGTTCGTTGACGTGGCTATGGCCAGGCGCTACGGGGCCTGGATGTGGCCGAACACCTTTGAAGTCGTTGACGTGGTTACGGGACAGCCGATATGCGCATGACTTCGAAGAAACTCAGAGCCTCGGCCAGGGGCCAGGACTGCACAGTTCGAATCCCAACGATCTGCAACTACAACCCGGAAACGACCGTGCTCGCTCATTTGCCATGCGGCCAGAAGGGAATGGGCATGAAGGGCTTCGACACTGTCGCGGTGTACGCCTGCTGCGCCTGTCATGACGTCATCGACGGGCGGGCCAATGGTGATATCGATTGGCAAGACATGCCGCGCGCCATAGCCGAAACCCACGAAGCCCTCATCAGGGCAGGAATTCTCACCGTCAAGGGGGCCGCATGACTGACCTGATTCTGCCGTGGCCGTCCAAGGTGCTCAGCCCAAATGCGCGTACTCATTGGGCCACCAAAAGCCGTGCCGCAAAGTCGTATCGCAACACCTGTTACCTGCTTTGCCTCCAGGCTGCCTTACCCGTTCCCAAGGGGCGCGCATTGCTTTCGCTCGAGTTCATTCCGCCTGATCGACGACGTCGGGACGATGACAACTGCATTGCGGCTTTCAAGTCAGGCCGTGACGGCGTAGCGCAGGCGCTCGGCATCGATGACAGCAGGTTTGTCACCCAACTGCAGATCAGCGCCGAAACAATCAAGGGTGGCGCTGTACGCGTGCGAATTTCTGACTACGTTGAGGTTCCAGCATGAGCAATCAATTCAAGCCGGGCGACTTGGCGCTCACCATTTATCCAATTCCAAGCGTCGAAGCGGGTTCAGTCGTTTTGCTTGATCGGCGGCTGGAGCAAGGTAGCAAGTTCACTATGTCCGGTATTACCTTCCAAGCTTTGGAGGTTGGTTGGTTATGTTCAAAGCCAGGGCTTGAGTCCCCACTTGCTTATGCAGAAAGCAGCCTGATGCCTCTTCGTGGCGACGCCGCTCCAGCAGATCAGAAATCGCGAGCAGTGCCAGCATGACCGCCGCCGTCCGAATCACCGACGCTGAAATCAAGCGCCAGGCCGCAGGGACCGAGCGTGACCTGCGCGACGTTGAGAACCGTGGCCTGTACCTGCGCTTTACGCGGGACCGTTCCCGGGCGTCGTGGTACTTGGTCAGCAAGGGCATATGGAATCTCGTCGGCGGCTTCCCCGATCTGTCGGCCAAGCAGGTCGTCGCGGCACTGCCTGCCATCCGTTTGCGGCTTGATGCCGGTGCCGGTTCGAACCTATCAAAGTGGATCACGACCGGTGAGCTGCTGGACTGGTACGCCGACCGCATGGCGCGTGACCGCAGTCTGTCCGAGAAGCGCAAGAAGACCGGTGCGTCACTGATCAAGTGCCACCTCAAGCCACGTCTGGGTGACCTGCCGCTGACCGGCATCGACAAGGCCAGCCTTGACGACCAATTCATGTGGCCAGCGCAGGAGACCATCGGCATCGACTACGTGCGCTCGGCGTTCCAGCTACTGGCGCTGGCATTCCGGCAGGCGTTCAAATTGCGGTTGATCGCGGCCAACCCGATGAAGGACATCAGGTTCAGCGACTTCTCGAAAGCCAAGGTCGGTATCAAGCCTTCCCGGTTGCGCGGCACCCAGTTACAAGACCTGATCGCGCGCCTGCTGACCGTGCTCGAGGACGAACCGGCTGACGGCCTGTTGGCGCTGATGATGCTCTGCCACGGCACCCGCATCGGCGAGACGCGGCAGGCGCGCTGGTCGCACATCAGCCTGGCAGAGCGTGAGTGGTTCATCCCGGCCGAGAACACGAAGACCGGTGTCGAGCATCACCTGCCGCTGACAGACCAGGTGCGCAGCCTGCTGATCAGTTACCGAGACATTCAATGGGCCACCGGCTACAGCGGCCAGTTCCTTTTTCCGTCACGCAGCGGCAAGGCGCTCAGTGAAGGCCAGGCCAGCGCCGTGTTCACCAGGCTGGGGCAGGGCGAGTGGACCAGTCACGACCTGCGCAAGGTGGCGCGCACCGGCTGGGCGGACATCGGCATTGACCACTTGATCGGTGAACTGCTGATCAACCACGCGATGGGCCACAACGTGAAGGTGTACATCCAGTCGGACGTGATGAGCCGCAAACGTGATGCTCTTGAGAAGTGGCATGCGCATCTAGATTCAAAGGGCCTGAACCGCATTCAGACATTGACCGGCTTTAGATCGGGAGATTTCGGTAATGGGCTACAGGCCGCGGAACATAAGGGCTGCGACCCTATTCAAGAATCAACCATAGGCGAGGTTTAAAAATGGCTTTTGTCATGGTGATGTTCGTCGCTCCTGGCGGATTCACGCTTGTTGAGCAGCGAGAGATCGAGCCGAATCTGGGCGACATAGTGATGATTGGTGCGGACCAGTTCGCGGTGCAGGCGGTGATTTCTCTTGATTACTGGTCTGCGTACGGCGATGTAAATCAGTTCAGAACGGCAACGGTCCTGCTGGACTGGAAGCCTGCGGAGGCAGCATGAAAAAGAGTCATGGCCCAGCGTTCCGCGTGGCTCAAATGGACCTGGCCATATGCCCGGCCTGCAGAGGCAGAGCAATGATCAAGGGTGTTTTCCATGAAATGACCTGCGTGCAGTGCAACGCCTCGGGCTGGGTCGCCGCCGAGACAGGCGAACCGTTGCCGCTGGAAGTGCTGGTGACGCAGCTGAGCATGCGCCTGCAGGCCGCTGAACGACAGATCGAACAGTTGAAGCGCCCGGCCCGGATGACTGGACCTGCCGTCATTTATAACCAGAACAACCGCCGCGGTGCCGGTGGATCGAATTACACAGGGGATTGACCATGATGACTCGCAACACGCTGCACCGCCCACTGGGTGAAACTGAAAACATGCTCGAGCAGTGGGGATACTGGCGGATGGATGGAATGGGTGTGCCCAGCTATGCCTCGCCTACGCTCGCGCTGATGCGGGATGCCATGCCGATGCCAGGTAAGTCGTATGTGATCACCGACGAGCTTGCCGGCCTTGTGGACGCAGCCGTTGCCGGTCTGTGCGCTCGTCACCAGCAGATGGGCGATATGGTCTGGTTCTACTACGGCGCCAAGTGGCCAGCGATCCGGGTTGGTCGCCACTTCGCAATGAGCGAAGGCAAGGCCCGTGAGCTGATCAAGGCCGGTGCAGCCTGGGTGGACTGTTATTTGGAAGGTGTTCGAGCAGCGGCGTAAAAAAGAGTTGTCCATATGGAATAGCTCTGGTTTCATGGCACGGTGTTCAGCTGTTCCAGCGCGGCACCCCTGATGATTAAGCCCAGCCAAGTGCTGGGTTTTTTGCTTTATGCAGATGAATGCGCAGGCTGATGCGTTAATCAGGTGAACGAGATCCCCGCCGGTCCGTGATGCGGCACTTTAGTGCCGGTCGCATCTGCTGCGGTTAGGTTGCCGAGCATTTCGGCAAGCTGGTCAGGGGGTAGCCGCGTGAGCGGAGGAAGTAAAACGAGGCGCCGGTACGCGCCTATCGTCACTAAGCCGGAGATCAGCGCCGGCCATCTGCACCCATTTGAAGGCTCGCCATATCGGCGGGCCTTTTTCGTTTATAGATCCCGAAAGGGTTGAGACCGGACGCGCACCATGCCCGAAAAGAACCCCGACTTATGGGCGCAGGTCTGGATGGCCCTATCGAATCCACTCTGGCAGGGCGCGATCATGGCCATCATCGTCTCACTACTGCGAATCCTCTACGACGCCAAAGAGACCAGCAAACGCCGGATCTGCTTTGAAGCGCTGATCTGTGGTGCGTTGAGCCTAGTTGCGTCCAGCCTGATCGAGTGGATGGCCTGGCCCCCCAGCTTGTCAGTGGCTGCTGGTGGGACCATCGGCTTTCTTGGCGTTACCGCCATACGCGAACTCGTTACACGGTTCATTGGCCGGAAGGTGGACATCACATGAAGGCTATCGCCGCTGCAATCATCATCGGCCTTGTTGGCCTGTTGCTCGTTGGTATCCAGCAGTACCGCGTTGTCGCCCTCAGTGGCGCCATGCAGCTGGAGACCAAGAGCAAGAACGACGCCATCGCTGCCAACAACGAGAGTCAGGCCACCATCACCACGCTACGGGCCGAGGCACAGCGCAACGCCGCGTATCAGAAAGACCTGAACCAGCGGATCAAGGCCAGCGAAGACAAAGCCAAAAAGGCGAGGAAAGATTTTGAAAAGCTCAAGACAGATAGCAAGCCTGTTCGTGACTGGGCTGCTCAGCCTCTGCCTGACGGCCTGCGCGGCAAAGCCGGTGCTGGTGACAAAGACATCAGCGGTAAGAATCGAACCCCCTGAGCTGATCCCTTGCGAACGCATCAACGCTGATGAGGCCGATCTGCGGCTGAACGGCGATGTGTGGGAGCTGAAAGACCAGGCCATCAAGCTGCTTGATACGTGCGCTGACCAAGTTGACGCACAGATCCTACGCAGCCAGAGCAAGTAGCTATCCCCAATCCATTCACCCGCCATTGATGGCGAGCACCGAGGCAGTAGTCATGGGATCTAAAACCAATTCATCGAAAGCGGTATCCGCACTGGGCTACCTCGGCTTGGCATTCCTTGTGGCTGCCGGCCTTCTGCTCTATTCGCTGGCCTGACGCGCCACAAATTCAAACACTGCCATTTCGTGGCGCGAACACTCACAGCCCTGGCATACGCCGGGGCTTTTGCATTGGAGAGAATCATGAGCGACAAGACAATCGAGCAAGAGATTCAGACCAAGGGCAAGACTGCGCCGCGTATCACTCCGGCCGACCTGCAAGCCAATATCAAAGGCTGTGTCTACTTCACCGCTCAAGATGGTGTGGTTGGCAGCGACCCCCATCTGGCGCAATACACTGACAAGTCCCTGGATCTGCTGACCTTCTGTGTTCTGGTTCTGCGGAACGGATTCACTGTAACCGGTGAGTCGGCATGCGCCAGCCCGGAAAACTTCGACGCCGAGATCGGCCGCAAGATCGCCCGGCAGAACGCTGAGCAGAAGATGTGGCCGCTCATGGGCTATGAGCTGAAACAGCGCCAGTACGCATCTGGCGGAAAAATGATGACCCAAGGTTGTATTAATGTTCTGTCGGACGGCACGCGCCTTCTGGAGAGCGGCGAACGGGTCATACCTCGTGGCGTGTAGTGGCTGCGAAGCCAGGCGCGAATGGGTGAAGAAGTGGAGCAAGGTGGCATATGAACGAGCACAGCAACTCTTTGCAACGCAAGATACAAAAGCTGAGCCCGAACAAGGGCGATCTTCTGGTGATCTACCCAGACAGGTCTATGACAATCCTCCAGCACGATCAGTTGACCAAGAGCCTTGAGCCATTTGCGGCGCGGATCGGGTGCAACTTGCTCGTTAGTCAACCCGGCATCCAGGTGGATCTCCAGCCGAACTCTGCTGCGATCCTTGACGAGATGCGCAAGCAGACTGAACTGCTTCGACTGATGACAAAGCAGCAGGTGATGCTGATTGACGCCCTTGCAGGCAGTGAGGCGGCAGACCCCGACGCCGAGCCCTCGCACTACATGGACGGCACGTTGATCCCTGGTCGTAGCTGATGGCATTGAAAGCTATTAAGCCCAAGCTAAAAGAGGTAGAGGGTCGGCAGCTCAAGGCAGTCAACCCCGAGTCATGGCGATCGAGCAAGACCACAGCGGCACAGCGGGGATACGGATACAAATGGCAGCAGGCGCGCCTCGTCCACCTGAATGCGCATCCCCTTTGCGCCTATTGCCAAAGGCTCGGCAGAGTCACAGAGGCTACGGTGGTGGATCACTCCACGCCGCACCGTGGTGACATGAAGCTTTTCTGGGATCGCAGCTTGTGGGTGTCCTTGTGCGCGTCTTGCCACTCTTCTGTGAAGCAGGCAGAGGAAGCTGCTGGGCTGTGGTAGTTGGCGGCAGTGACGTGCTACAAAATATACCGCATCTCTTGCACGCCAATGACGTGCTACATAAGGGCTCTCCTAATAAGCGCCACTGACGTGCTACAAGCGCCATTATGGTGCAGAGCGCCTCTGGCGTGCCCGGGGGGGGTATAAAAATTTATGATCTCTTCGCGTCCCAGACCACTCACCCTCCCATCGAGAGATTTAATTCCCCTTAACAGGATCCGTTAACTATGGCGTTAACCGAACAAAAGCGCCGGTACGCCGAAGCGCGGCTGTCCGGTGAAGGCAAAAAGCAAGCGGCAATTAGCGCCGGATGCCCCGTAAAGACTGCGTCTCAAGCTGCGTCCAGACTTGAAAAAGACCCTGAGGTCCAGGCTGCAATGGGGCGGGCAACCGTTGTTAAGTCTGCGCCCAAGGCCGAGTTACCCACCGGTGACCCCGACCCGTACATCCCCCAGGTAGCAGATGACCCGCTCGTGTTCTTCAAATCAATGATGAACGATCTGGTGGCGCATCCAAAGTTGCGCCTGGAGGCCGCCAAAGCGTTGGCCGCTTTTACCGTCCCGAAGCCTGGGGAGTCGGGCAAGAAAGAACAAAAAGCAGACGCCGCTCAGCGGGTTGCGTCCGGCAGATTCAAAACCAGCGCGCCCCCCCTTCGATCGGTGAAATAAATGGAATGGTCCACGGCCTGCCTGGATTGGGAAAGGCGGATCGTGGCGGGCGAGTCCCTGATCCCGTTTGCTCCGCTCTATCCGAGCGAAGCCGAAGCGGCGCTGGATATCTTCAAATCGCTACGAGTTGTCGACGTACCTGGTCAACCGACATTTGGTGAGTGCTGCGAGCCCTGGGTATTTGATTTCGTGGCTGCCATCTTTGGTGCCTACGACGCCGAGACGGGCAATCAAAAAATCCGAGAGTTCTTCCTGCTGATCAGCAAGAAAAACGCTAAGTCCACAATCGCTGCCGGAATCATGGTGACCGCCCTGGTGCTGAACTGGCGGGACAACGAAGAGCTGCTGATTCTGGCTCCGACCATTGAGGTTGCGCAAAACAGCTACAAGCCCGCCGCTGCGATGGTGCGTGCCGATGAAGAACTCAGCGAGTTGTTGCATGTGCAGGACCACATTCGGACCATCACCCATAGGGTGACCAAAGCCGCATTGAAAGTGGTCGCCGCTGACTCCGACACAGTGTCCGGTAAGAAATCCGGGAAAATTCTGATCGATGAGCTCTGGGTATTCGGTAAACGACCGAACGCAGACGCGATGTTGATGGAGGCGACCGGAGGCCAGGTTTCGCGTGACGAAGGCTGGGTTATTTTTCTGTCCACCCAAAGCGACGAGCCGCCAGCCGGAGTTTTTAAAGAAAAGGTCGACTACTTCAGAAACGTCCGAGACGGGCTTGTGGTCGACAACAAATCGTTGGGTGTGATCTACGAATACCCCAAGGCGATGATCGAATCAGGTGCCCACCTGAAGCCGGAGAACTTCCATGTTCCCAACCCGAACATGGGAAGGTCGGTCAGCCGGGAGTGGCTTGAAGATCAGATCCGCAAAACATTGGATAAGGACGCTGGGGCCAGAAACAAGTTTCTGGCCAAGCACCTCAACGTCCAGATCGGCTTGGCCCTTCGGAATGATCGCTGGGCCGGCGCAGATTTCTGGCTTGCAGCAGCCGAGCCGGGACTGACATTAGACAGCCTGATCGAAAAGTCAGAAGTGATCGTGGTAGGCATCGACGGCGGCGGGCTTGATGACTTGCTCGGGTTGAGCCTCATCGGTCGCGAGATTGGCACTCGGCGCTGGCTGCACTGGGCCCATGCATGGGCGCACAAGATTGTGCTCAAGCGCCGCAAAGACATCGCGCCTGCGCTGTTGGATTTTGAGCGGCAAGGCAGCCTGACCATTGTCGATAAGCCAGGTGATGACGTTCAGCAGGTCGCAGATGTGATCTGTCGCATCAACGACCTTCAACTGCTCCCGCCTGAGCATGCCATCGGCGCTGACGCCGCAGGCATCGGCGATATCGTCAACGAACTTCAAGCCCCAGGGCGGGGAATCGTTGAAGAGCAGATCAACGCGGTATCCCAAGGCTGGAAACTCAACGGCGCAATCAAAACCACTGAGCGCAAGATCGCCGGCGGGGAGATGGTTCACTGCGGCACGCCGCTGATGAACTGGTGCGTGGGCAATGCCAGGGTTGTAGCGGTCGGCAACGCCGTGACGATCAACAAGCAGGTGAGCGGCTCGGCAAAGATTGACCCGTTGATGGCGACATTCGATGCCGTGACCATGATGGCGCTCAATCCTGAGCCAATGAAAAAGAGATTTCAGATGTTTTTCGTGTAGCCCATGGCTACGTCACCAACCCGCCCTGTGCGGGTTTTTGCTTTTCTGGGATACCGAAAATGAACAGAGCCTACAGCGTCCTTGAGATCAAGGCGGTAGATGAAGACGCCAGGATTATCACCGGCATAGCGACAACCCCGGCCACAGACCGGATGGATGACGTGGTCGAGCCAAAGGGTGCCCAATTCAAGCTGCCCATCCCGTTTCTCTGGCAGCACCGCCACGACGCTCCTGTCGGCAATGTCACGAAAGCCGTTGTCACCGACAAGGGCATCGAAGTCACCGTTCAGCTGGCGAAGATCGATGAGCCAGGCACCCTCAAAGACCGGCTCGATGAGGCCTGGCAATCGATCAAGGCTGGGCTGGTTCGAGGCTTGTCTATCGGTTTCTCGCCCATCGAGTCGGCAAACATCGACGGAAGTTGGGGCAGGCGCTTCCTCAAGTGGGAGTGGCTTGAGCTTTCGGCCGTCACGGTCGCCGCAAACGCCGAGGCGACCATTCAGACCATCAAATCGATCGACTTGAAGCAGCGGGCCGCGTCTGGCCAGTCGGTGCTTCCTGTCGTGCATCTCGTGAAACCCGCCGGCGCTTCGGCACCCGTCATCAAAACTTTCGAAATACCGAAGCCCGAGGAGGGCAACATGAACATTCAGGAACAAATCAAATCTTTCGAATCCTCGCGCGCTGCCAAGGCTGCTCGCCTGGAGGAGATCATGTCCAACGCTGCTGACGAAGGCCGCACGCTGGATGCATCCGAGTCGGAGGAGTATGACGGCCTCGAGGGTGAGCTCAAATCTGTGGATAGCCACCTCGGCCGCCTGCGTGGGCTCGAGAAGTCCATGGTTTCCAAGGCGAAGCCCGTCGAGCCAAATCGCGTGAACAGCGTGCAAAAAGGAAATGAGTTCCGTGATAACGCTGTCATCCGTGTGGAGCGCTCGCTGCCTAAAGGTACCGCATTCACCCGCTACGCTATTGCGCTGGCTCGCTCCAAAGGCAACCTGATGCAGGCTCAGGAGATCGCCAAAAGCTGGGAAGACTCCACGCCTGAAGTTCTCACTGTTCTGAAAGCAGCGGTGGCGGCAGGTACCACCACTGACCCTGCCTGGGCAGCTCCACTGGTTGAATACCAGAACATGTCCAGTGAGTTCATTGAACTGCTGCGGCCCCAGACCATTCTCGGCAAGATTCAAGGCCTGCGCCTGGTCCCTTTCAACATCAAGATGCCCGGCCAGACCTCTGGTTCCAGCGTTGGCTGGGTGGGTGAGGGCAAGCCAAAGCCGGTATCGGCACTGGCGTTTGACACCACCACCCTGCGCTTCACCAAAGCCGCCGGTATCGTGGTGCTGACCGATGAGTTGGTGCGCTTTAGCAACCCAAGCGCAGAGGCATTGGTGCAAACCGATCTGACTGCGTCGATGGCTGAATTTTTGGACGTTGCGTTTGTTGACCCGGCAATTGCTGCGGTAGCCGATGTCTCGCCGGCCTCGATCACCAACGGTATTACGCCGATTGTTGCGAGCGGCACCACCGCCGAAGCTTTGAAAGCAGACGTGAAGCGCCTTTTCGCCAGCTTCCTGGCTGCCAACATGACCCCGGCTGGCGCTGTGTGGATCATGACTCCAACCATGGCGCTCACGATCAGCATGATGACCAATGCCCTCGGCCAGTCGGAATTTCCAGGCATCGACATGAATGGCGGCACCTTCATGGGCCTGCCGGTTGTCGTGTCGGAGAGCGTGCCTTCGAACCCAGGTACGGGCAACCCAGCCACCGGCGCAGGGCAGCGCCTGATTCTGGCCAAGGCCTCGGAAATTCTGCTTGCCGATGACGGCGGCGTGACCATCGACGTGAGCCGCGAAGCCTCGTTGCAGATGGACAGCGCACCTGGCTCTGGCTCTCAGGAACTGGTCAGCCTCTGGCAGAACAACATGGTCGCTTTGCGTGCCGAACGCTTCATCAACTGGAAGCGTCGTCGTCCATCGGCAGTCGGCTACATCGACTCGGCCAACTACGAATCCTGATCACGGCGGGCCGGAGCTTTCCCCGGCCTACCGCAAGGAAAGGAGATATCAAAGTGAGAATGGTAGCGCTTAAGGAATTTCGGTACGCCGGAAAGCAACTTGCTGCCGGCGATTCTTTCGATGCCGGAGAGAAGGACGTGAAGGTGCTTCGTGCGATAAAAAACGCGCGAATGGACACAGATGAGCCTGCGCCGCCCGATTTGACTGAGGATCCATCCTCATCGAAAAAGCGGGCCTACAAACGCCGGGACATGACGGCAGAATAAAACGTGGAGCCGCGATGAAATTGTTCAAATTTGGCCGTGGCACTGAGGAAAAGTCGCTTCGGCCGGCTGATAATCGCGGCGGTTGGATCGGCGTGGTGCGAGAGGCATTCGCCGGTGCATGGCAGAAGAACATCGAGGTCAATCAGGATACGGTCTTGGCCTTCTCTGCGGTGTTTGCCTGTATCACGCTCATTGCATCTGATATCGCAAAGCTGCGGCTCAAGCTGGTCCAGCTGACGGATGATCGGATATGGGAGGAGACGACGAGTTCCTCGTTTTCCCCGGTGATCAAAAGACCCAATCATTTTCAAAATCGAATCCAGTTTTTTGAAACATGGTTTTTGTCCAAGCTCACGCACGGCAATACCTACGTGATGAAACTGCGTGATGGGCGCGGTGTGGTGATCAAACTTTACGTGCTGGATCCGCGCCGGGTGACACCGCTCGTGGCCGACGACGGCAGCGTTTACTATCGGTTGCTGGCAGATAACCTTTCAACTCTGGAAGATGGGGTGGTGGTGCCAGCCAGTGAGATCATTCACGACCGGATGAACTGCCTTTTTCATCCCCTGGTAGGCGTATCACCCATCTATGCTTGCGGCCTTGCTGCCATGCAGGGCAATGCGATCCAGAACAATTCCGCGAATTTCTTTCGCAACGGGTCCAAGCCGGGAGGCGTACTCACTGCTCCTGGCGCCATCGCAGACGACACTGCGAAGCGACTGAAAGAGCATTGGGACCTCAACTTTTCCGGGGAGAACGCCGGACGGGTGGCGGTCTTGGGTGACGGCCTGAAATACGAGGCAATGGCGATCTCAGCGGCCGATTCACAGCTGATCGAGCAGTTGCGGTGGTCTGCCGAAACGGTCTGCTCCGCATTTCACGTCCCAGGTTACAAAGTCGGTGTTGGCGCTCAGCCCAACAACGCCAGTGCAGAGATATCCAACCAGATTTATTACTCCGACTGCCTCCAATCGTTGATAGAGGCTGCGGAGCTGTGTCTGGATGAGGGGCTGGAGCTGCCGGGGGCCTATGGGACCGAGTTTGATCTCGACGGCCTTCTGCGTATGGACACGGCCACTCTCTACAAGGCGAACAATGACGCTGTCGGTGGCGGCTGGATGAAGCCCAACGAAGCTCGGCGCAGAGCCGGCCTGGCACCGGTGCAGGGCGGTGACTCACCGCTGGCGCAGCAGCAGAACTACTCCCTGGCAGCGCTGGCCAAGCGCGATTCAAAGGCCGATCCGTTCGCAAAAGAATCTGATGCGATTGCCTCGGCTGCTCCCAGCTCGGCCCCGCCGGCATCGGCCTCTGAAGATGACCTCGCTGACCAGGCGCGCATGCTCGCGCTATTGATAGAGAAGGAATTGACCATTGAACCTTCGTGAACTGGAAGCCCAGGCGAAAGCGTTCGCCCCCATGCTTAAAGGCGTTGTTGATCGGGCTATTGAAGCGTTTCGAGGCTCACTGGCCGAAGATCTGGACGACCGCGATCAACAGCTGCGCGCCGATGTCTCTAAGTCGTTGGAGGGGCTGTCCACCGATGTTGATGAAATCGCCCGGGCTGCTGCTGCCCTGATCACTCCGCCAGAGAATGGCAAGGACGCCGATCTGGTGCAGATTCAACGGACCATCGCCGAGGAGGTGGCCAAGCTTCCCAAGCCTGCCGATGGTGCATCTGTCACGGTCGAGGATGTTCTGCCGATGATCGAGGAGCACGTACAAGCGGCCGTAGCCTTGATGCCTGTGCCAAAGGATGGCAAGGATGCTGATCCGGAACAGATTCAGCTGACCATCGCCGCAGAACTGGCCAAGCTTCCCGTGCCTGCTGACGGAACGTCGGTGACGATTGATGACGTTCTACCTCTGATCGAGGGCCAGGTGAAAGATGCCGTGGCTTTGCTGCCGGTGCCCAAGGACGGCAAGGACGCTGATCTTGAGCAAATTAATCGGACCATCGCCGACGAGGTGGCCAAGCTTCCTAAACCTGCCGATGGCGTTTCCGTCACCGTCGAGGATGTTTTGCCGCTGATCGAGGAACAGGTGAGCGCTGCTGTTGCTGCGATACCTCTGCCGAAAGACGGTGATAGCGTCTCCATTGAGCAAGTCCAGGTGCTGGTTGATAAAGCAGTGGCATCAGCTTTGGCTGGTATCGAGCCTCCCAAGGCTGGCGAGCCAGGGCGCGACGCAGCGCATATCGAAATCGGTCCGGCCATCGATCCTGAAAAAAGCTACCCGCGCGGCTCATACGCTAAGCACTTGGGCGGTCTGTGGCGAAGCTTTGAGGCAACGTCAGGTATGCGGGGCTGGGAATGCATTGTTGATGGCGTCGCCAGCCTGAGCGTCGAGCAGGATGGTGAGCGAGGCTTCAAGGCCGTTGCTCAGCTTTCCAGCGGCAAAACCGAAGAGAAGGCTCTCACGCTGCCAGTGATGATTTACCGAGGAGTCTTCACCGGCGCCTCTCACACCCCAGGCGACACCGTCACATGGGGTGGAAGTCTCTGGCACTGCGATGAGCCCACCAGCGACAAGCCTGGCGAGCTCGACAGCAAGGGCTGGCGACTTGCCGTTAAAAAGGGCCGAGACGGCAAGGATGGCAACCACGGCAAAGACCTGGTCAAAGGGGTATCCATCAAATGATGTTCATCACTCTGGAAGAGGCGAAAGACCACCTTCGTGTTGATGATGATGCTGAAGACAATGACATCAAGTTGAAGACGCACGCTGCCAGCGGTGCAGTTCGCAATTATCTGAAGTCGGCAGCGGATATCTACTTTGATGCGAATGGGGCGGTCATCACAGCATCAATCCCTTACGAAGTCCAAGCCGCAACCATGCTCATGCTTGGGTATCTGTACAAGGATCGCGACGAAAATTCGAGCGGCGCCTTCGAGCGGGGCTACCTGCCGAAACCCGTGACGGCTCTGCTTTATCCACTGCGTACGCCGGCGCTCGCATGAGCCTGAGCGCAGGTCGCCTGCGACATCGAATCGTTTTCCAAACGCTTGGCACCACTCAGGACCAAAAAACAGGTGAAGAGGTCAAGGGCTGGATCACCGTATGGGACAAGGTGCGCGCTTCCGTCGAGCCACTGAGTACCAACGCCCTTATCGCCGCCCAGGCGGCACAGTCTGATGCCTCGGCGCGGATCGTCATTCGATACCGCGCAGGCGTACTACCGACGATGCGGATTCTATTCCGGGGAGAGGTTTACAGCATCAAGGGCCAGCCACTGCCTGACACGGTTTCGGGGCTGGAGTATCTGACCATTCTGGTTTCAAAGGGGGTGCTCAATGGCTAGCCAGACAAGTGTCGACATGCGGGGCCTGGAGGGCGTGGTGCAGAAGATGAAGACGCTGCCCGGCAAGTTGCAGCGCTCTGGTCTTCGCAAGGCTGCCCGGCGCGCGATGAACATCGTGCGTGATGCCGCCAAGGCCAACGCCAAAGCGCTGGATGATCCGAAGACGGCCGAAAAAGTCTGGAAGAACATCGCCACGCAGGAATCTGCGAAACGATCCAGGCAGGAAGGCGGCGTGGTCATGCGTGTGGGTGTCCGCGGTGGCGCTGGCAGCAACCAGCACAGCAAGGAAGCGGCGGGCAACCCGGGCGGCGACACCCGCCACTGGCGTTACATCGAGTTCGGCACTGAGCACACACCGGCAGTGCCTTTCATGCGCCCAGCCTTCCAGTCGAACGTTCAAAACGTGACCGACAAGTTTGCCAGCGAGCTGATGAAAGAGATTGACGCCGCACTGGGTGGCATCTGATGGCCGCGCCGATATTTGCGGTGTGCGCCGCTGATCCGGCGGTGCAGGCGTTGCTGGGCACGTCACCCACCAGGCTTTATCCGTTTGGCGAGGCCCCCGAAGGCGTGGCCAAGCCCTATGCGGTCTGGCAGGTCATCGGCGGCAACCCTGAGAACTACCTTTCTGGCCGTCCCACGGTGGACGGCTACTCGCTGCAGGTTGATGTCTACGGCGATTCGGCGTCATCCGCCCGCGCAGTGACGGAAGCCATACGGGATGCCATTGAACTGACCGCTTACATCACCCGTTGGGGCGCGGAGTCACGCGACCCGGTAACGAAGTCCTACCGCAGCAGCTTCGACGTGGACTGGATGGTTCACCGGTAAACGCTGTTTGAAAAACCATAGCCCGCCTTGAGCGGGTTTTTTTATGCCCGTCATTTGGAGAACATCATGGCGATTTTGACTCAAGGCACGCAGATGTACGCACTGGTGCCCACTGTTGCCGACCCCACGAAGCTTGAAGTCATCGAGGTGGAGTGCATTACAGCATTCAGCCCAGGCGGCAACCCGGCAGATCAGATCGAAGTCACCTGCCTGAGCGACAAAACCAGACGCTACATGCGTGGGTTGCGGACCCCTGGGCAGGCCACTTTTTCGGTGGATGCAGATTCGAAAAACGCTTCCCACGTCCGCTTGTACCAGTTGTCCGAGGATGACTCGGTTGAAAGCACCGCATGGGTTGTGGGTTGGGCTGACGGAGTTGATATCAAACCGACTTTGAACGCTGCCGGTACTGATTTCGTGCTTCCAGAAACGCGCACCTGGTTCTTGTTCGACGGCTACGTCTCCGACTTCCCGTTCGACTTCGCTGGCAACACCGTCGTCAAGACGGCGGCCACCATTCAGCGCTCGGGCGGTTCTGCTTGGGTTCGCAAAGTCACTGCTTCGGCAGCGTAAGGAAAAATCATGAATCTGGCAGAACTCAAGAAGAAGGGCGGCGTGGTCGCTGACATCCTTGTGAAAAAGGAAGTTGAGTGGAAGCACCTCGACGCGAAGGGCAAAGAAGTCATCGACAAATTCAAGGTGCATGTGCGCCGCCATACCTTTGGCAACATGGAAGGTATGTTTTCCGGCGGTGAAGCGGAAACTTCCAAAAACGCCCGTTACTTGTCGCTTAGCATCATGCTCGGCGAAGAGGGTACGGAAGAGCTGCCATTTAGTGACGCGGTAAACCTTGACCCGGCTTTGGGCTTCGTTCTGATGAGCGCGGTGAACGAGGTCAACAACCCGGTAAAGAGCTGACCCCTGCCGATGAGCTGATGCACGAGCTGGTGCTCAACGGGATTGGCGGGCGAACCATCGCCGAAGCGAAGGCCAACATCACCTATTCCGAGGTGTTGGCCTGGTCTGCGTACAGGGACAAGCATGGATCGCTCAACCCGATGCGCAGAATCGAGCTGTCCGGCGCCCTGGTTGCATTGCAGGTGAATCGGGCGAACGGGGGCGAGGCTGATCTGTACGACTTCATGCCACATGCAGAGCGTCCGGCGATCACCCTGGAGCAGGCTATGAAGGAATGGGGCTAACTCTGTTGTCTGCAGTAGGTATGTTGCTTTCTTCACGGTTCGTGTCATCGTGAAGCTTTTAAGCGGCTTGGTTTTGGGGGTAAAGGATGAGAAAGGCATGGATGGCAGTTTTTTTGGGTCTTCTGGCTGGGTGTACGCCAGTTAAAAAAGAAAGTATTTACAGCCCATCGGAAGCATACGTTGATCTAAGACCTTATGTCGATAATTCGGGCTATGAGCTTTATGATTCACCAGAGAAACTATTAGCGAAATTAGACCTATTAGGCGGGGCACAGAAAGAGTTTGAAACGAATTCAGAGTTTGGAAAAAGAGTTTCTGTGCTACATAAGTCGGCGGTTTTTTCCCAGATTCCAGATTTTGATATAAAATTCAACAAGGAAACAGGTGCTGTCAGCTTCGAAAGCATGATGTTTGATGTGAAAGATCTTGGTTACAAGGCTGAAAAGACTACAGTTGGCCAGTTTGGAAGCTCCCACCTGTCGATCGACCTTTTAGCGGTGGATAGGGTTAAAGGGAGCTACACCGGTCAAAATGCGTATGGGGCTAAGGCAGAAGTAGATGTTTTAGTTTCTGACCGGATTTACCTAGTCTTCCCTCCTTTTCCGAATGTTTCGAACAGAACGGTCTTCGCAAGTTTGGTTGCTGAACTTAATATTTCTGCAAAAGAGCTAGAGGAACAGCGTGGTAATATCAGGTTGGCGGTTTTGTTTGAGCCCAGAGGTAAGGTTTTGCAGGCTGATAAGCATTACGGCACTGCAACGTTGAGTAATAGGCGTGATACAACAGTTAACAACTACTATATTGATATGAATTTGGCTGGCATAGGTGTTGTTAATATAAAAACAAATAAAATTTACTCGAAAAGAGTTAGGGTTAAATTAAAGGTGCTTTAAATAAAACCCGCTTCGGCGGGTTTTTTTATGTCCGGAGAAATTCAAATGGCGTCTAGATCGCTTGGTACGTTGACGCTAGACCTGATTGCGCGGATTGGCGGATTCCAGCAGAACATGGATCGTGCATCCCAGTCTGTTACCCGGACCGGTGCGGCTGCTGATGCCGCTTCCGCCAGGGTGAGCGCGATGCAGGGGCAGATGCTGTCCCTGTCGAACATGGCTTCAAGCTTGGCCGGACCGCTGGCGTCCGCGTTCAGTTTGAGCGCGATTTACAAGGCATCGGAAGCCTACACATCCCTGACCAGCCGCTTGAAGCTTGTCACAGAGAGCTCTGCCGAACTCGCCACCGCGCAGAATGCTGTTTTCTCCATTGCCCAGAGCGCCTATCAGCCTTTGAGCGCAACCGCTGAGCTGTACCAGCGCATAGCGACCAACCAGAAAGAGCTGAAGCTCTCAGGCGAGGGCGTAGCTGGGGTGGTGGGCACCATCAGCAAGACGCTGGCTATTTCCGGTGCGTCTGCGGATTCGGCGAACGCTGCGTTGATCCAGTTGGGTCAGGCATTCGCATCCGGCATGCTGCGCGGCGAAGAGCTGAACAGTGTGATGGAGCAGGCTCCGGCGCTGGCCCAGGCTATCGCAGCTGGTATGGGCAAGACCGTTGGCGAGTTGCGCGCACTTGGCGCTGCTGGACTGCTTACTGCCGACTCCGTTGTCAAGGCGTTACAGGCGCAGGAAAAGGCTGTAGCTGATCTGTTCAACAAGACTGCGGTCACGATCGGCAACAGCCTCACCGCCACAAGTAATTCCCTGACCCAATTCATCGGTAGGATGGATCAGGCGAGCGGTGTCAGTGCTGCGATATCGGCCAATATCGTCAAGGTCTCGCAATCCATTGATGGTCTGACTAAGGATTTTGGGGCTACATCGAAGACCTTCGAGCAGGTTTCAAGCGCAGCCGAAACGCTGGCGTACATCATCGGTGCACGTTTGGCTGTGGCAACTGCGCAGGGCGCTGCCGGCTTCGTGATGGCTACGAAGGCCTCGATCCAGCAAGCGGCGGCGCTCGCCTACAGTGCTGCGGCGAACTGGAAAAGTGTAGAGGCTGAAGCGGCGACCACGAGGCAGACGCTTGCGTCTATGCAAGCGAAACAGGCCGATGCCAAAGTAATGCTTCAGCGTGCGAATCTGGAAATTCTATCTGCTGAGCAAAAGGTCGCGTCTGATCGGCTTCGTCAGCAGTCGGAGATCAACAACCTCAAAGCTGTCCAGATCACCCTGGCGGCAGAGCGAGAACAGGAAGCGACTCGTCTAGCAAATCAGATATCTGAGCAAGGCCGAGCAGCTGCTCGTAATCGAATGGCACTCGCTCGACTTGATGAGGTCGCAATCATCAAGAATATCCAGGCGGCCGAGGCCGGACTGGCAGCCACAACGGCAGCC